GACCCCATAGGAACGACCACCACTAATTACTGCCGTATTGTCACCGCCCACCAAATCAACAATGACATTGCCGCCCTCATTGCAATTATGGCCGCCCTGACATTTGTGGTGACTGTCAGCTTTTACGACATAAACAGGAGCAAATAACAGTACCAACATTGCCGCAATCAGCAGAATTAATATCAATGATATTCTTTTGGGTTCGCCTGTTCTCACAATGAAACTCCCAGACCAATAATCACTACATAAAGACCGATCTTCTCAAGAAAATTCCTTTTCCTTTCATCGTCCAGCATTTCCTGTTTCATATCGGCAATATTACGCTGTGCCCGTCCTGCCTCAGTGAGATTCTTTCGCACGATCTTCAGTTGATCAACCTGCTTTGCGTGTTCTCCAGCAATACCTTCATTAGCCTCACTGCACTTACGGTAGTCGTTCAGGTCGTTTAATCCTGAAATATCATAGGTTGCACCCGTATCTGTTGCCGCGCCCGCTACCGGGAAGCTGCCGCAGTCTAATGGTGTAACGGCTGCGCTGGTTTCAGTTGTCAGAGCGTCCCACGGATTATGTGGTGGTCCCGATGCACAGCCACTAAGAAGAATTACGGAACTGATCAAGGATAGAAGCAACGTCCTCATCCTTACCTCCCATAGTGACCGCGTGAGCTTCGGCCTTTTCTTTTATCTCTTTGGCCTTGTCGTCGTGAAACTTGGCTTGTGTTGAGGCCGCTGCTGCAGTAATAGTGGCATCTCTGATCTTTCCTGTTTCAAGGTCTACCGCTTTATCGTGCCATTTTTCGGCAGCACCTTTTTGGCGCTGATAGGCCATTACTGACAACGCCATCAGAAGTGCTCCAATGGCAACCTTGACCGATATACCCAGACCTTTAAGCCATTGCATGTTATAATTCTCCTGACGATGCGACCGCTATTAACGCGAATGGTCGTGAACACACTGCTAACGGACCTAGGCCGGTTTGCAGAGTCGGTAGGAGTATGCTTTGCGCTGCGAGTCCGACCATCGTCATTTTACCTTAAGTACATTCTCTTTCTTAAAATATCCAAACGCGGCAGCAACAAATGCCGTTGATCCACTGACAACTCCTGCCGATACGCTCAAAGCTGAAAAGCTATCAACCAGCATCCAGATGAGAGTAACCCCGGCAGCCGCCAAACTAGCCGCTGTAATCGTGCTTGATGGTTTGTTCATGTCAATCTCCTGCTAATTCAAAATGGGGAAGGTCGTGAAAGCCCTGGTCCTTAAAACTGCCATCGCCGTCCCAATCTGCCCCTTGTCTGATTCTAACACCCAAATCATGTGCTGCCTGTCGCACCAGCCCCGCCAGGAAATAGAACCGGGCTGTATCATTCCAGTCAATCGGGTAAGGTGCAATATCGACTGCTTTCGATGGCAGTGAATTATGTCTCGACTGTCCAGCCTTCAGCTTTGATTTACCCTGCCTGAATAATTCATTTTGCCGTTTGTCGGATCGCGTACCTTCTAACACGGTGAAATCATAATGTTCGATAATGAGTTCACAAATAGCCTGTAATTTCTCATCACAGGTGTCCAGTTTCGTTCTGCTTGATGTTCCAAAACTAGGCATATAATTTATCCATTGTGAAGTTTTTACTAAATCTCATAAATCTCACAAAGCCAGTCAGTACCGTCATAAGTAGCCTTGAGGAAATCCCCAGAACCAGGAACCCAATCAACCCCGGCATTTCCCTTTAATCCGCTTGCTGTGAAATCAATCGTAGTATTAGCGTCATTGATCTTGACCAGGATTTGTTGGCCTGGTGAACCAAAGTCAAAGTCCGTAATCGTTTTTGATGTGGTGTTAGCCGTTTGAAAAAGATTCCCACCCCTGACAGCGGGTGTTAGATCGCCGTCTGTAAAGGACTGATAAACCTCACCCATCGAAAGGAATTTGGTGTTGTAGACTCCGGTATTCGTGGTGATGGAGGTGTCGTCTAAAGCGGTGTCACAGTCGTCAGGACTCAACGATAATTCGTAAGTCCCACCGGTAATTCCCCGCAGTATTTGATTGGTTCCCTCCAGTCTGAATCGACCGACACGAATAAATCCGGCATCGGGCAAGAATGCAAACTTGGTTGTAGTCGGGGCATTGTCGTAAACAACGTGAGCAAAATTGATATACATATCGGCAGAGCATCTGAACGCACTTCCAGGTGTTGCGTTTTTCATCTGTATGTAAGCGTAGTCAATCCACAACTTAGATGAGGCGACACAATTAATTGCAGCATACGAGTCTGTGTCATCGTCCATATCAGAACTCATGCGTATCTGACCGATCATCACTTCAGAGTTTGTTTGAACAAGTATATTCGATGCGGGTGCGTCGCTAGTGTCTTCTTTTGTAGACTCAACATCAATTATTCCTATAGAGCCGGTAGCCTCAAGCAATGTAAGCGGGCTGGCGACATCGGTGTGACCTACAATAGAGCCTATAGCAAAGTTCTTTTGATACTTCAGTGAGACTATTGCGGCTCCGCTCTCCACGCCTGCGCAAGTAATCTCACCGATGGTTAAGCCATTACCAATGTTTGACGCATCTCCCGGAAAGTAAACAGCATGAGGATTAACACCCTGAGACTTCAATATGTTAATGCCATTAACCTGACCTATCTGACAGCCATCACCGGGCTGTCCAAAAGCACCGAAATCAACATCTTCGATAGTAATTTGATCAACACTCCAGTTATTACCAGAGGCAAATAAAACACCCCCTACGAAACCCTTAATATCTATATGTCCAAAATGAACATTATTAAAAGCACGGCCATAAATAGCTACCGCTGCCCCTGTAGGTGAACTCGCGGCCTCTGTCTTCACGGCAGCCGAGCTACCGCTGCCCCTGTAGGTGAACTCGCGGCCTCTGTCTTCACGGCAGCCGAATTATTAGAGGCATCTAGCGCAGCCGCGTCAAAGGTTGATCGTGTTTCCGTTGTCTCAAGATACAAATGACCGGGACAACTAACGTCATTAGACCTGATTTCAAACACCGGAACACCCCAGGATTTTTGTCGGATCTTTGACTTTCGGCCATAAGAAATAATCGTACAAGCATTGTCTATTGTTGCAGAAAATGAAACAGCCCATTTGCTGGTCGTTTCGGGAATCTCAATATATCCAACTTTGGATGCGTTTTGAAATGCGGTTGCGTTATCGGTTGAATCATCATCAATAGCGTTATATCTGACTATGTTTTTTTCTATGTAGAAGTTTGTAGGTGTTACGCTTGCTGTAACCTCTGCCGCCCGCCGATGCCATATGCCAAAATGTGAGCCTTCTATCGTCACTGTTACGGTGCCGGAACCACTAAACCAGTTGGAAGGATATTCTGTGTATACAAGCCCACTGAATGTCAATGTTTTACCCGCATCAACACTGAAAATACACCCAGCCGAAACATGGCAGGTAACGGTAGAGGGTATCGTTAAATTTGAATCAACAGTCCATGTTCCGGTAGAAAACAAAAGCGTCGCAGTTGCTCCACCCAAACGAGTAACAGCATCATTCATGGCGGCGGCGGTCCGGCTTGTTCCTGCTCCAAAGACCTGGAGAACATCGACCTCGTCAGAGAAATTCAATCCTGTGACCGTACCTCCGGAGGCGTCCACACGCGAAGCTGTTCGTGTGACCCCATCATAAAAGGCCACATCATTTCTGGTTATTAATCCACGTTGTACGTTAGCCATTTACCACCCCGGAAATCCAGATGCACCCAAAGAACACGTTACAACTCCTGTATACCAGCCAGTGCCATCATTTTTCCCATACTCCACATAAACCTGCCCGCTAAATGTCAAGGTCACTCCGGCCGATATAACGAACACACACCCAGCGGCAATATGATTGGCACAGTTGGCAGGTATTGTCACATCTGAATCAATCAACCATATTCCGGAAGACCATCGCAATGTTACATTATTAACGGTGCCGATGAAATTAACAGCAGACGTAATCGTGGCAACCGTATAAGTATTTCCACTGCCAAAAACCTGTAATACATCCGTATAATCACCAATCGTTAATCCGGAAACTTTGCCGCCAGTTTCATCAACTCGAAATACTCTTTTAGTAACGCCATCCCAGTTTGCCAAATCATCACGTACTATATTACCGCGAATGATTTTCTTACCTGTAACAGCACTAATCGGTCCCCACGAATCCCCCCAGGAAGCAGCCCATGAGTTACCCCATGCGCTCATTATGAACCCCAGGGATTAGCCGTAGTGCCCGATCCTGTGATTGTGGTTCCGAAGACTTTCACAATGTTAACGCCCGCATCCAAAGAAGCCTGAGTAGCACCGGCATAATTATTAAGAGCCGCCCTTGGATGGGGTATTGCATGAATGCGTACCTTGTCTGGAGTGGCAGCAGTAATTGTAAAGGGTGGTGCAGAATCAAGCACAATAGTATTGGATGATTGCACCATTGATGTAGCCCATGTTACGTGGTGTTCAGTTCCTGAAGCGTCCTCTACAACCAGCACCAGATAGCGCCAGATATTGTCCGAATCAAATCCGGTAGTCATAATTAATTCTGTTTGACTGGTTACCGTGGTAATATCTGACTCGTACAGTAAACCAACATCAGCCGAGGTTAAAATGGTCGAAGTGGACCCGAACAACACGTCATAGGCTGGTTCATCCATGACCTGCCATTCATGTCGCACCGCCCTTGCTCCGGCGGTTTCGGCAACGGTTGCTACCAAAGTACCTACAGTATTTGTATCGGTAGCATCAAATTCACAATTATAATGTCCAGCGGCATCGTGGGCTGGAGTAGTCGCATCATTCTTAGCTGCTAATGCTTGGCCGTTTTTGGAAAGCGTTACTGCTGGAGACTCCCCGGTTTCAGCAACATGCCCATCGGTCAGATCGACAAATGGCCCGATAAGGACATCAACCGCAGTGCTTTGTCTGAGAAATCCACTCATATTTCTAGCCTATCATGTATCACATGCCGAATATTTCACCGGGCATGTGGAAGTTAGTAAAGGATCAGCGTTGATCGCTACAAGGATTGATGCCCAGCTTTTAGAACCGGTCTTGCTCGGTATCCATGAAAGATGCGTAGTGCCGTGTTCTTGCTCATCGTTAATGGTGTCCTCTGGTTCTTCACCACCCCCCTGCACAGCGACATCATTACTGTAAACCTCTAAACACCCCATTGGTTCAGCACTGTAATCTCTGGTCACCGCTACTGAATAGGTTGCAACGCCCTTAAATGCATTGTATCCAACGGTGGGTTTTGCATCCGGTGTGGCGTGCATCATATCGGCTTGAAAGGCGGTTTCCAAAAGGCTTGGAACCTCATCATTTTGATTCGTGCCCAAATTATTGATATTGGCGGCGATGTTTGTCTTGACAGCATCCGGGGCCACCGCATCGTACATTCTACGAAGTTGAGTTCCATATTGCCCAGTGGTGAAATCACCCGGTGCCGAAGACCCCAAAGACGGTGAGCTTTCTGTAGGAACAAATATCTCCATATTCGGATGCGAATCAAACTCCGCAATAAATGCTTTCCAAAAAGTGATGTAGCGACCCATAACATCGGGGAACCCACCGGTCCCATCTCGCCATAATGTCGCGGTCCATCCCGTATTGGTTTGAATTATCTGATCGGTAAGGTCAGCAGGGGCCTCAAGACCTTTATTGGCTGAGAAGTTCTTTGACTGAATCTGTGCCAGCAAATACTTGTCAGAGGTCGCTAATCGATTCAGAACCGCATAAACAATATCCCAATCATACAAACTTCCGGTTGGATTCAATGCGCCCCAGCCAAATCCTATGTGCGCCCCTAGAATAAGTACATCGTCATCAACATAATTATCAAGATCTCGAATAATGGATGTCTGCCATCCCGCCTGATCTACTTGCGTAGGTTTGCCCTGTACCTTTAGATAATGTCCAGGATGCCACTTCTTGCCGGTGCCAGAGGCAAGCACAGTTATGGTTATATTGGGACTTGCAACTGCCGCAGCAGTGCCATCATCAACCTTGAATCGAATGTTTATGGTGCTGCCCTCAGTTGCATCTGTACTCGCCGTTAATAACCCGCTTGATGTGTTCAGAGACAACCAGGATGGCATCGCAGTTGATGCGGCATCGTGTGAGTAAGTTAGCGTGTCTCCATCTGCATCCGAGGCATGATTAGCCAGTGCAAACGTACCACCCACACCAGCGGTCCAACTTGGAGTCATGGTGCCACTCCATTGAGGTATTTGGTTTGGAGGCACAATAACAATAATCTGTGAAGCGGCGAAAAGAGTCATTAAAGAATCACCACCCTGGAAAACCTGATGCGCCAAGAGTGCATGTTACAGCGCCGGTTCCCGTTAACGTATACCAACCGCTGCCATCGTTCTTGCCATACTCGACATTAATGGGCCCTGAAAACGTCAAAGTTACTGCGTTAGAGATTGCAAAAATACACCCTGCCGGAATGGTGTTGGCAAGGGTCGCAGGAATAGTCACATTTGCATCGATCACCCACGTTCCTGTTGTCCACATTAAGGTGGCAGTATTCGAGCCGATGAAATCCAGTGCAGAATTTATCGTCGCTACGGTGTAAGTGTCTCCCTTTCCAAACACCTGCAATACATCGACGTAATCACCAACCGTCAAACCCGTAACTGTTCCACCGGTGGCATCAAAACGACTACTGGTCTTGGTTTTACCGTCCCAATTAGCGATGTCATCCCTGATTACTTTTCCGCGCTGTACGTCTGCCATTATTCCATCGAATGTATGGGTCCGTCTTTATCGACTACCAATACATCTCCTGTTGTTTCTACATCACCGCTAAACGTACCCGATGCGGTTTCAAGTTCACCCCGAAACCCCTCTAATTTGTCAAGTCTGTCTGAAATACTTGAAAGAATGGAATTAATGCGCAATAGCATCCCCTGAGGATCGGTGGTTGTGACCTGATAGTTTTCCCTTGAGATAGCCATTATTGCACCTCCCTCAAAGCACTGGTCAAATTGCCGTCCTGCATTGCCTTTAACAGTTTGTTGGTAATCTCAGGCCCAAAGAACTCAGGGTCTTGTTGTAACTGCTGCAAGGTGGCATCAATGGTTTGCTGTTCGTCTGGTGTTGCATTTATATAATCTTCAAGCAAGGAAATACTGGTAGCTCTTGGAATGGTGGCTAGTGCATCAGTAAACTTCGGTAAACTCTCTGCAAGCGCACCACCACGTAATCTTCCCGCTCCGGCTATCGCACTAACGGCACCTAGCGTCAGTCCCCACCAGACTTTTTCAAAGCCTGTCTCAAGAGAATCAAGGAAATTATCACGGCCACCCGGCGTGGTTTCTTTCGCCATTTGAATCAAAGCCGCCATACCAAAAGCAGACGCCAAAATAGGATGCTTACCCACACCCTTGATGCCTGTAAGTATTCCACTGCCTGCTATTTGTCCGCCCGTCGCATAGGCTGCAGTCTCAAGCGGATCAGCATCATTCAATAAACTCAAAACAGACGCTTCAGCGCCGGTTTCCACTGCTCGGCCAGTGCCACGTTTAAGTGCGCGCACAGCCTTTGAATCCAAAACCAGTTCGACTATTTTCCGTGTACCAGGATTGGTCATTGATTCAGAGAATTTCTTAGCCACAAATGCCGTTTCTGCTGTATTTATGCCCTTAGCAAATGGCAATCTCCCGGCAAGAATAGACAACGCCTCACCGCCAATATCACCCGCAAAACTGGCCTTCGGGAATTGCTGCTGAGTTTGTGCCTCCCCTGCATTGATGCGCGCCAGTTCTTCATCAAAAGCAGGTCCAAAACGTTCACTGAAAAGCGGAACTTCCCCGCCTCCAGCCCTTGTTTCTATGCCTTCATCGATAGCTGCCCGGCTTGCCGGTAAAAGCGCCTCTATATCCTGAGTGGTTGGTTTCGGAATGGCGTTCAATTGTGCGAATCCGGGCAGTTCAAGGTTTCTGTTTGCGCGACGTTCAAAATCAAAATCACCGCCAGTAAGAACCGATACGCCACCTTCCAGTGCTGCCTCGGTTCCAGCAACTCCCTGTGACAATACCTGACCCGCAAATCCCGGCAGTGCAAGCACATTATTTATGAAAGACGATCCCACCGCATCACCAAAAGCAGTCGCAGGAGTTGCGGACAGTTCTGCCTCTCTGGTGGCTAATTGAGACTCAATCGCATCAATAAGGAATTGCTGCTCTCGTTGCTGTAACTGATTTTCGATTTCATCAACTGTCGCCATTACAGGCCAAGTTCCTTACGACGCTTATTGAAAGCAGCCTTTTGTTCTTCTGTCCATTGCTTGATATCTTCCTTGCTGACTCAATAGCAGATGCTGCCGCAAGTGTCGTTTTCAGTAGCGCCATTTTAGCCAGTAATTTTTGATCAGGAGTAAACTCCGCACCCTGTACGGCTGTAACGGTTTTTCCTACTGCATCGGATGACTGTTGTTTGAGTTGGTCGAATCTAGCCCGGAATGATTCTATCTGTTCAGGCGGCAATGACGGTATATCAATATTCTGTAATTGATCCATTGTAGATCTGGCAAAATCTCCGGCACTTTCCAACAAGCCCGGAGCATCAACAACAGGTTCTGATTGTTGTTCAAACCCACCACTTCTTGCTTTGCGAATAAAGTCCAGAGTTTTCCTGCGTTCCTCGGCTGAAATCTTGGTGCCTTCAATGTCCGCTCGGTTTAGTTCTTCCTGCAGAAAATCGGCCAGTAACTTGGCGTTTGCATCTGAACTCTTTTCTGTATCGGGGGAGATAGATTGTAGGAAGGCCAGTTTGTCATTGGTTATAGACTCCCCTGATTCCGACAGTCGCTGCATTCTAATCCCTAGAATCTGCCCGTAGAGTTTTTCTACACGATCGCGTTTCGCAACTGCTTGCTTTTGTTCTTTTGTATCGAATCCCAAAGCACCACCAATCGTTGCCAAAGCAGACTTGCCGGTTCTGGCCTGCCCACCGAACGGAAATCCGGACTCAAGCAAAGACCCCGCAAGCTCACCCTCAATGTCCATTATCTCAACAGCCTCTGTGGTCAATTGTGATAGTGACTGACGTGAAAAGGCGTCCTGTTGGCGGGTATTGAACTCAGGATTTAAGCCAAACTGCTGAGAGGGCCTACCCAATGAATCAATCGTAACCCCGACAGGGATAAACATTGGATTACCACTCTCATCAGCTTGACCCGAAAATAATTGACTGATATCAGGTCTTGCTGCTAGCTGATCTTGTGCTGTTTGAAAGTCCAGCAGATCATTAATTTTAAGCGCACCGGATTGAATGGCCGCTAACTGGCCTTCAGGGTCTGCTAATATTTGAGACAGCTCTAAAGGTTCCTGACTGGCATTGGTAAATTGTGGAATTTCACGACCACCAGGGGTTATCTGTGGATCTGCAGGCTCAAATTCTTCTACCGTTCCCGTCATCAAATCAGCTAAGGTTGTTTGTGCGTTGAGCTTTACTTCACCGAGCTTTAGTTGCTGCTCGACTAATTTGGCTTGTAACGCCGCAGTTTTTTCACGAGTCTCCTTCTGACTGTTCAGATTCATGGCATTCTGAAAAGACTGTGCGAAAGAACCAGCAAATTGTCCTAATCCTTGACTAGCCATGACACAGCATTCCGTAATCGACCATCAAGTAACCATCGCTCTCTGATACGAACTTAGCGGGCATTTCCTGTGCCATCACACCAACACTGTGAGTGCCATCAAGGTAATCGAATGAATACAGATTATAAGGACCGTACATACCGATATGTTCAATGTTTTTCTTCAGGCGACGATCACTTTTAAGAATTGCAGCAGCAGCAGCACTACCAGCGGCGGAACCGGCCCCTTGAGACTTCCCGGCATTAGCTTGAGATTCTGCCCCAGCTCTTTGGGCTTGTATAAAGCCCGCACTGGATAATCCTTGAGAACCCGCAGCGGCACCAAACGTGCCTAGTTGTAATGCGCGGTTAACTTCATTCCCGGCGAGATCCCCGGTAAAGGCTGCCTGATTACCCGCTCGTTGACCCTCTAAGCCTGCCAGAGCCGCGGTCAATGCCCCACCTTCGGGTGTATTGGCAATAATGGCATCTCTGGCCCTTCCAAATTGTCCCTCAGCAGCACCCTTAAAGGCAGCAAACTCAGGCAGACCCGTAACATCCCGATTGCCACTCAAAAAATCCGTGGCATCGCCTATTAACCCACGCCTCAATGGATCGGTTTGGCTGACTAACTGTTGTGCAAGTGTGGTTTGTGCCTGTGCAGCTTGCCCTGCGGCTTGGTTTGCCTCGTCTTCTTTTCCCATAGCTATCTCGATGTATAATAAATCACCGCATCCTCTCGGTTACGATCTTTGTCTCGAAACATTCCAGGGATCGTCCCTAACTCAATCCAGCCAAGTTTTTCAACGTATTTATGTGCCCGTGTATTAAAACCGGGCATAAGTCCCACAATCACATCCAACAACGGCCCATTATCACCGGGCCACGAAAACCAGTAATCGACACAGGTCTTTCCAATATTAACAGACCTGCCCCATATTTCCTTGAATAAACAGAAATGCGCAAAGGCGTAATTCGATGTCACCGCAGACAGCCATGCAAACCCAACACAACGCTTTTGTTCAAAAAACAGCACCATGTGATTGCCCGGCTTCTTTGACATGCCGATAAATTGACCGAAATCGATCACCGAACCCTCCCAAAAGGTCGTTTTCAGCAATCCCTGATCAACCATCTTATCGAACACAGAACCCATAAAATCATCCGATAACATCCACTCACCATCAATCTGCACATACGGAACAAGCTTTAATTCATTCAGATTCTGCTGCGTAGATTGTTGCCGGTCCTGTTCCTGAAAATCTGTTTGCTGCTCTGTCGCCATTACCTGTCTCCACTAATCGTCGTCTGGTAATCCTATCGCCGGTTATTGTATGAGATTGATGCACTGCACCATCAAGAATCAACGCAGCCGTACAGGTCGATCCTGTCGGCACATTGACATCGTATTTTACAAAGCGGGGGAAATGTTTTCGGGTCTGCAAAGTAAAGTCCTTGCTCTGAATTTCCCAACTGATCGCTGTACCAGAATCATCAGTATCAGAATTGGACTCAACAACCCGCACAAAACCCGTGTTATCGCCAACCAATAATCGTTTGTTGGTCTCATCAACAGTAGCGGTTCTTATCTCAACATCGGAACCATCGTTATAGATAAAATACTGCAATCTGTTGGTATCAAGATTCATCACCAATACATTTGCCGGGTAAGAATCACCGCTGGACTGATAACCAAAATACAGATTATTCTGAAATGCCACCAGCCATGATGTAGCCATAGACGAAACACCCGGCAAACCTTCCTTGGTTTCTCCCCGGAAAATAGGCTCTAAAGAATTTTCGGTTATCTTTCTGTCAACACCATTGGCAAATAAATAGATACCATCCGGACCGGTATGATAAATGCCCTTACCATCAACCGTAACGGCACCTAAAACCGACTGTGCGCCAGTTCGTGCCTGGGTGCGGGACGCTAGAAAAGTATTATTGCCCGTGCCCGCCACATAGTAAATTTCATTGCTGGCAAAAACATACGGTTGTTGATTGTAAAAAAGGCCGGTCTTCAACGGGAATTGTGGTGTTGTAACTTCAATAAAAAACAGTGCAGGCCAATACTCAGGTTGTTTTGGTTTGCAATAAAAAAGCAAGTTGTCCTTCAGGATAAAACACGTTCCATCATAAGCCGGACCAAACACAAACGACCCCAAAGGTGGACGGTCATGATCAAGCGCGACCTCTGACCCCAAAAGACCGTCGGGTAAGTTGGAGTCAAAGTTATCAATAGGGGCAGTAAAGGTTGTCATTTACGACCTCCTAAGCCAGCACGTTGCGCAAGCAGTTCCTGGTATAGTTGCTGGCCTTCAGCATCGTCATCCCACCAGTTACTGCCATTCACATATCCAGAGTTATCTTCAATATCGATGTCCGGTTGCTCCTCCCAGGTATAGGTATTTTCAGTATCATGCTCTGCATCTTGTATGGTGAATTTGAACGCAGCCCCGGTGATATAATTATCGGTATCCTCAAAAGACTCAGATACACCGTGAGTATAACCAGCGGCTGGAACTTCCTGATCCAGAAAATAAGTAACTCCACCGTTTAGCGTTCGATACAAACGAACATGCGTGACCTGGGTATCGGATGAATCTGTAATCGATACACTCAAAGATTGATTATTACCCTCACGGTGAAGGTCAGCAGAAGGTGATGGATTGCTTTCCGAAACAACCACAGCACCCACCTTTCGTACATAGGTATATTTGGCATTATATTTGCCGGTCAGTCCTGTGGCTTGCCCGTTGGTTAAGGTTGGCGCGACTGTGGGCGCATTAATCCCCCACTCGAAAGCCGCTGAAGACTCGATGCGTTTTCTGTCGGTGCCATTAAGGGCAAATATGTTATCTGTCGTGTCATTGAAGGCATTGTATTTGATCGCTACCCACTGAGCACTTGTCAGGCCCGTCGCAATACTGGATTCGTCCTCATAAATCTGTGTGCCCGCAAACGCAAACCTTGCGCCTGCCTGTTCTTCAATCCACCATATAGCCGCTTCAATAGCAGTAGTGTTGAGTTTTACCGATCCATCACGAGTTATTGATTTGCCGTTCTCGTTGGTGCGCATGTTCTTGCACCGCACCAATGCCCCGGAATGACTGTTTTTGCCATCACTGGTCTCTGGGAGGTCGCTGGCATCAATAGCGACATTCAATGAACCATCAGGTGAGAAAAAGGTACTCAAAATGGCCTCACAACCGGATAGCCATCCGGCAGTCTCGGCAGTCTTCGATTACGTCTTGATTGAGCAACTTTAGTGGTCAAGCGATAATCCCTGTCTGTACGGCGGTTTCTGACGTATTGTTTCACAAACCGCACCCCAACATCATAGCGGGTCTGCCAGTAAGCACCTAAACTGGGGATTCTACCGTCCGTGTTGGAGTTAAAAGCTCTTGCTGCTGTGCCATAGCGAAGATACTTTCTCAAGAACTCCGGATAATCCGGCTCATCATCAAAATTCGCCACATCATTGGGCGAGACATCGTACACAAGAAAGACCTGATCAATAGTCCCTATGATGTCCACAGAGGCACCAAAGCTCGCTGATGGGGTAGAATCATCACGCACCGCGATAATACCCGTGGTATCGCTCTCAGTGTCTCCAGAGGCATAAAACGCCACACCCTCACCATCGACATCGTTCGCAAACGATACATCCGGCCTTGGATATAAAACGTAGGAGTTATCGGTCTCATCGTAGGGATAATATGAAAATGCTCTGCCGGTACGAGTAACGAAGGAAGGATCTGTACTTTGCACCCGCTTTTTTGTGGTGGCGCTTATCGGTTCTTCATCATAGGCAATGTATTTGACGTTATTGAAGTTCTGCGGAAAGCGCATCTTGATTTCATGGCCCGCGAGTTCAGGCCCCATGTACGCCTCCCAGGTCTGGATAAAGTTAATGCCATAATCGGTTACCGCAGAATCAATGCCTGTAATGGCTTGTGATTCCCAGCGATTGCAAATGACGTACTGATCGTGTTGCAAAAGACACTGGTAAAACTGGCTCCATTTGCTCGGAAGATAACCGTATTCCCAATCATACATATAAGCGAAGTGATAAAGCTGCGGAATACGCTGCCCAATAACATCTTCTAAAACGCGGGTCTTTTTCTGGAAGTCCTGCTGAATATCATTATAGATATGACGCAAGAAAACATCAGACCAGATATTACCATCCGGGTCTCGAAGGGCTCGCCGTAATTTTGCTAATTCGGTTCCCCAAGACATTACTTACCTTTTTTCTTGGCTTTCTTTTTCGCAGGCTTTTTCTTTGACACACCGGTAGTAAATTCCGCAGCCGGTGTCTTGGTGGCTTCCTTCACGGGAGTTGGAGTTATGATTACAACCGGCTCTCTCTCTGCATCAACCTCTGCAATAATACCGTTCAGGTCGTTCTGCGCCAAGGTCGGTAAAACACGGAAATGCTCTTTATGTGCATTCAGAATATTCCTGATTTCAAATCTGTTCATGATGTCACCGTAGGATGCTGTTCCTTGTTGGTCGATAATCTAGGGATGTCCTCTCGACTGATAGAATATCGCTCTTTCATTCCCAGAGCATCCAGATAGCGTACTCCAAACGCTCTGGCCGATTGTACATCACCACGAGAGGCCCAGTACTCCCCAATGGCATAAAGCACCGCCGCATACTGAAACGACTCACGCAGTTTAATGCGTTCCGTGTCAGTGGCATAAGCATGGGGAATCTCCACAATGGTCAATTCCATCACATTGATCGATGAAGCTGGTTTTTTGTAAAATCCAATAACGTCCTCTCCAAGCTGCATGTACGCCTCTGGAAAGCCATTACCAACCATCCATCGCGGATCATGATGACTGAGTTTGGTCAAAGAAGTTTGTTCCAGGCGGAATTTCCGATCAACGTCCCAAACGTCTGTTACCCAGCCCAAATAACCGTTCGCCAGTTTGAATCGATAGAAGGCTTGTCCTGTCCGTAGCGGCAATAGATATTGACGTTTGTACATGCCGGTCAATAATGCGATTTCCTGGATGGCGTCGTTAAGACTGTCTCGGATAGGGGCTATTCCGGCATCTGTGTCTACAAACACATCCGGATTGTCCGGGTCTTCGCCAATACCCTCAAGTACTCTGCGTTCCAGTGCGTTCATCTAATAGGTACACCTGTTACACGGATCATACGCCTGCCTGTTAAATGCTCCAGCCCTCATTCTACGATATCCAGGCGAATTAAATACCTCCAAAACATGATCTTTCGATACATCGCCTATCGGGTATTCACCGCCACCATCCATACAGCACAAAGCAACGACCCCGGTAGACATAATATTTATCTCATACCAACGTCCGCAAGTTGTGGCAGGGACTTCCTTTTCAATCGCATCATGATCGTGGAAATCAATCCACGCCTCCCGCTTAATCAGGTGAACCACAAACTCAGGATATCGGTCATTCACAAATTCATAGAATTGACCATCAGCAAAAGTATCATCAACCACCTTCGATATAATGACAGGATGAGGAAATCCCTGCATTTTTTTCTTGTGTAACAGATCAAGTCTCTTTAACGTCTTGGACAAAGGCAACTGCATTACCTTTTCGTACACATCAGATCGGTGTTCATTCAGGCTGATCCACAGATGTTCAACATTCCTTATCCTGGCGAGTTGGTCTATCTTTTTTTCAGTAATCGGAGTGCCGTTACTAAATAGCCTTATGAGTGCGTTTGGAAGTCTTTGGTTAATATCCTCCAATAAAGGCAACAGACGTTTATCAAGAAACGGTTCATTGACCTTGAACGGCGATAAATAAAATGGATAAGTCTTGGGAATGTCCTCAAGGTCGGTGAGAATTTTTTCAAGCAACTCATCGGACATCTTGATGCCCTTACGATCTAACGTAGGATAAGGACAAAAATCACAAGCCGCATTACATTTGGCCCATGTCTCTATTTGAACCGCAGCCGGATAATCAAGACTTGGAGAAAACTCTGGCATCTTCAAAAAGCCCCCACCGGGCACAGCATGGATAGGGCACCCTGCGTTTTACGGTTTCCCGTCCCGGCAGGAACAAACCTTATCGTCCGGTACGAGTAACAGTGACTCCGCCGTGCAAATGACCAGTGCCACCGGAAAGAATCAACTGTTCCTTGTCCAGTGGCATAGAGCGAATTATATCCATCCGGGCTATTTCGTCCTCCGGGTCGAAATCCACTGTAGCCACGTCAAAGGCAAACTTTTCTCCAACAATAAAGGGCTCAACCATTGCACCCAATGTCGTTGTTACCGTTGCCCAGTCCCAAAACATCGAAATACCGCGACTGTCATCGTGATAAACGGTCCTACTTTGAATACTCATGCTACTTTTTCCTCTTTTGAAACGTCAACATGCCTTTTTATCCACAAAAAGTCATTGCTTGGGTATACATTTCTTGCAACCAAAAACTCCTTGACCGCTTTATGATTCATGGAAATATGCTCCATATTTGCAAAGTCCATTGTTCTAAAGAAGTTAGTTACCAACCCGCCTTCCGGCTTCAAAGCATTCACTATCTTTTCCAGATCCTGTTCCCAATACTGCAAATGCTCAATAGCATCCAACATCAGTATATAATCATATGGACCTTTTAGCTCAAAACCACAATCAATGCCGCGTTTCTTGGCTCTCCATTTCGTAAACTCATAAGCACCGGCACCATCAATGTCAATAAAGTCCATTTTGTTACCTTGCATCGCCAGCTCAAACCCAACCGGGCTGGAACCACATCCGTAATCAGCACCGTATGAGCCGTTATTCGAGTTTATCAGGTTTTGAAAATATTCCATCTCATCCTGAGTTTTCTCAAGATGATGATAGGCAATTTGCCTTGCCAGTTGTTCTTTGCCCTTCGACGCATAATAATCATCTTTGTTTTCGTACTCTGGAAAATCAGTCATCGAGTACGTTTGAGCAAATTCACATATCTCAACAAAATCAAGCCCCAGATATTCCTCTGCATCCTGCCGGTATAAAGCCAAAGCACTGTTTTTTCTCCATTGTTTATTCATGCCTTGCGTAATTCCTTGAGAAACCTGTCCGGCATCAACCGCAATCTTATGGCGATTATCAGCCGTCACAACCTCGCGCTTACTGAGTACATGGCCGATTGTTATTGATGTATCACAAGCCACCTTGAAGCCAGCGTCCTTTGCCTTCTTGCAAATCTGTATATCTGTTCCCAGGTCAAATTCAGGCTCAAACCACGGCGATTTAATTTTATCGAATATCGACATGCGGATCATCATGCAGCCACCGCCCTGCACATCGACCTCTTGATACTTACCAAGAATTTCATCATCCCTTAACCAGTAATATCCGCCTTGCTCGCCCTCGCGCATCACCACTGGCCGACAGTCGCCACCACGATGATAGTAAAGCGCCCCAACAATTCCCAATTCAGGGTCATTATCGAAATGATCCAGAAAGGTCTGAATCATGCCATAACGTGAATTGGGTTCCGATGTTGTTTCCCAATCGATAACATGATCGTCGTCAAGAAACATCAGGTAATCGCACCCCGTTTGCAAAGCACCCTCGACAATGGCGTTTCTTGCTCTAAATTGCTCACTCTTGGATTTTATACCGATCATAAATTCATGATCTGTTCTGCGCCCGCAATAAAACGCGAATCGCATGTAATCCTCAAGCGTTTCTGCACTAACATTTTGATACGCGGGTATGCCGATTAGAATCTTCATACTTCCACCCACAAATCAAGCCAAACCTTATCCAGCTTTCCCTGCTCTACCCATTCCCTGGCTTGCTGTAATTCTTCTTCCTTAAGAGTTATAACATTGCGCACTCGTCTGTTCCCACACTCACACATACCCAACTTGTTAAGTTGATTCAAAAAAATCAGCTCAGAACAAGAATCGCAACGAACCAGAGGATCAATAAATTCGCCATCGTGGCTGTACCTTTCTGCTGCAAAAACCTGTTCTGTCGAGAGTTTCGACATGCCTATCTCCTGTCAAAAACGGGGAGTCCCTACACTCCCCAATTGGGCTTAAAGACCCTTGATGAAAACCGCAATCGCCTTGGTCGTGAAACTGGCTTGCGCCGCTAACGCAAAGCCAACCCAATCAAAGTTATGAACCGTGATTGTGGAAGTTGCTTGCGCGTTAGGGTCGGCACTTGCAAGGGCAAAAATCGCATCCGCACAAGTTAATGCAGTACCTTTTGCAACAGCAGGATTCGTGCCTGTTTTCGTTCTGACACGTACCGCACTATGAAAACCATAGACCTGTAAAAGTCCGTAGTCGCCACTGGCAATCGTTTCTGCTGCAATACCGGCAAACGCCGCCCCGTAATGGCTATTAACACCCGTTCCATCAGTTGGCTTTGTAACACCCACCCCGTCAATGTCGGTAGTGTAGTCCCAGATGACCGCTTGCCCATTTGTCAGGCTTGCGGTTGACCAGGAGTTCTTCGCGACGAGGAATACCTTTTCCGGATTCGTCCGGTTTACTCGTTGAAATAACATTAACAGTCTCCTTTTGTGACTGACGAATCCCCTATCAATTCCGTTTTGTTAAAGACTAAGCGACAATAGTTTGAGATACGGCATAACCAACACCGTGTTTGCGTAAGTTGCTCACCGCAGCATTTGCCATCAGTAGAATCTTCGCCGTTTTAACGGTCTGATTCTCAGGCTCAATAAACGGAGTTGTCACCATATCGGTCTCCGCATCGATGATTAACTTGTAGAACTTCGTGTTCAGCATAAACACAGTACCGGCAGTGATAGCGGTAGTTCCGTTATCAATGTCAGGAACCTGCTCATCCCAAATACACGTTGCTCCACGTAGCTTGATGTTGTCAAAGCCCATGTCTGCCAACCTGGTGTTGGTGTAACGGACTTTCTCATCAAGAGCGTTTTCATACGTTTCAAACGTGACCTGATCCATCAATGCAACATCCGGCGAACCACCCGACCCTCTGGAACAGTGGTTGTAAAGACGGCGTAAAGCCACAACCAACCCCTTATAGGTCGTTACCGAAAGTGCAAAGGCATTGCCGGTATCTGTCGAACCAGAATCAAACACCGCAGTCTTATGCCTCCACCACGACTCAGTAGCTCCAGCAATATTGCCAACATTACCGCCGACTGTCGGGTCGGTAGCATTGAGCTTGCGCAGGAAATAACCCAGTGGGTTAATGTCCTTTACATCATTGCCGGGAACAAATGTCGCACTTGATACAGTGCCTTGTACGAGTTGCTGATTGAACGTTTCAAACAGGCTCATTTCAGCCTGACCAACCTTGGCCTTCAGAAGACCAATCTTTGCCGCCTCGCCGGAGTTCTGACGTTCTTCCTTGCGAGTAATGGAGATCGTTCCACCAATCTCTTTCCACTCGTAAAAAGCCGTTGTCATTCCGTCCTGGATGGTTGTATCCAGTGTATCGGCACCAGAATAACTTTTTACGGTCTTATTCTCTTGCCACATCACCGGCGCGCGAATGCGCTCACCACCATCTTGCGTATCAACAGCCCCATTCAAGCGCATTAGTGCTAGAAACGCGCTGTCCTTGAAGATGTTGTCAAACATCGTGCCACCAGCCATATACGCATCCAGCGTTGTTGTAAGCAACGCATCGTAATAGATAGTGTTTGTACTGGGTGCACCTGTATCACCTACAGTAGCCATAATTCACTCCTGTTTACTCACCCGTTGGACGTTTAATACCTCTCCTTGCCAAGTCTTGTTTTGCGTGTTTAACCGCATCGTCAAAAGTCTTGATCTTGGGTGATTTGGTGGGCTGCTGTGTAGTCGTGCTTTGGCTCTGAACCAATCCACTTTCGGTTGTACCCTGAATTTTTGCCAGCGCGGCCTTGGTTGCTCTCGCATTCAAAACCTCTTGCGGCACAGACATCTGATAGAGTTTTTCATGATCATTCACAAGCGTTGGGTGTGCTTGTAAATTTGCCATCATGGGTTCCTCATACATACGCCAGTCCGGAAACGAATTATCAAGCGCCAACTCAACGCCCTGCTTTTTCATGGTCTGCAGTTCGCCAAACATCGGCTTGAGTTCATCCATCACCTGCCGCTTTGCTTCAGTCATGACATCATCCCAGTTTTCATACGTCTTCTGGGTTTCACCTTGATCCTGCGGCTGGCCTTGTACCAACTGGTATCCGTTTTGCTGTGCAAGTTGACGCATGGACGCGATAGGATCAAGCATAAACTGATCGTACTGACTGATCTTGTCTGCACCCGCTTTGAACGCTTCGGTTTTCTTACCAAACGCTCGCTGCATCTCCTTGTAATGCGCTTCTAACTCAGGTTTACCTCGGATTGTTTCGTAATCAAAAAACGACTCACCACTCTGTTCAGTTCCGTTACCGGTTGTCCTTACAGGTGCTGCAGATTCTCCTACAGATTCTCCGGTAGTTTCCGTGGTTACGGATTCTCCACCAGTTTCCTCGGTTTCTGCCACTTTGGTTCTCCAACAATGTAAAACTCTTTCGAGTCCGCATCGGCCTAAGCCGACTTTTCTCTGCCAAGCCAGTTACGTTTTTTCTCAACGCCCTCTTTCCTGACATTTGAAATAAATTTCTCAATCTCTCTCGCACAAGGTTCACATAAATCATAATGCGAATCAGACGATTTCATGTGTATCGTGTCCGTTGCCGGTTTACGAGGATGCCTATCACAGACCCGCATAGCTCATCTCCTGTGCTTTCTGGCGCTAGTATGCCACCCTTGCCCAAAATATTCACTAACGCCCTGTTCCTTCATCACCTTCTGGCGATGCTGCTTGCTCTGAATATTGGTTTGCAGATGTTCATCGTAATACGGGGTCAGATCACTTATAGCGACATACGATGAGATAATCTTTCGTGTCTCACCACCGCAATCACAGGGCGGACAATCATTTCTGTCAGCAACGGAACGGGCGGCCTCGGTAATTTCCTTACAGGTCTGACAACGATATTCGTAGTTCAATTCTGCACCGTAGACGCACCACCGCCATTGGTATTACCACCTTGTTGGCCTAAAGCCTGACCCAATAAGGCTGCTGCCGGGTTATTAGAAGGTCCACCGCCCTGACCACCTGGGAACGGCAATTCCCCACTAAGGATTTTCTCGCCCAAAGCACGTAACTCCTCAATCATCACATCATCTTCAATATGGAATAGTTCAGCAAAGCGTTTCATGGTCGCTGGTTGTGTCAGGATGTGCGGGAACGGGATAATGATCTGATTGAAAAACGCCATCAGTTGCGCGCGTTCAATATCCGGTAATCTGGGACGGGAGGCTCCGACATTGACTGAATATTCAAACTCACCCTCGATTTCTTTGTAGTCCTGTTCCTTGATGAGTTGCCAGAACTCACCTTGAGGGCCGGTGATTTTAACCGCCTCATCGCCTTCAATATGAAACTGCACAAGCTGATCTGTCTTTTTCGCCCAGTCCGTAATCCAGTCCACCACCGCACTGAGTCGATCGCCTTCACGAATTTCAAGCCGTGTATCAAGAATCGATGCCTCAGTCGCAGAATCCGCATCGGCAATGCCACGAGAAGAACCAGGCGAGCCAAACGCTTCGACAATATCTCTATCAAAGGCTTGTATCTGTATCATCGCCTGTTGGTCCATCGGGGCATCCTGAATGGCCTTTATCGCCTCAGTGCTGCGCGCACGAATGACTGTTCCATCACCACCGACTTCCAGTTTATCCAGTTCATCATCAAGATTGTCGAATTGAGCAACGTTTGCGATATATTTTCGGTTGAAGCGTTTGAAGTGTGTCATCCAAACTGACCGCGACATGGAAATTTCTTTCTGTGGATCAATCGCTGGAGACACAGGTGGTATTGGATACGGTGAGTTGTCTCTGAGCGTAAAGCGTAAAATAGAAAACGGATGTCCCTCAATCCCTGGAGCGACCGGACGGGGCTTGATAAGTAAGTCTTCGGCATCTTCCGCTACTGTCAGGGTTTGGTTATTATCCAGATCGTATATTTCCCAGATATCGACAAATTCATCTTCTTTATCAGCAGCCTTTTTCGCCAGCCACGAAGACCAAAACCCTGTTTTTTGATCTTCCTTGGACTTCGGCGCTATAGACTTTGCAGCGGCCATATTAAACCGCTTGTCCTTTTGCGCTTCCTCTTTCTTCATGCGGATTCGCTGTGCCACAAACCCCCACGAGTCTTCCAGAGGACCGGCATCGGCATCCCAGATAAAATCATCCGGATGTATTCGCATTGCCTCGTAACGCTTGTTAATCGGTAATTCGTCCGGGTAAACCTGTGTTTCACCAGAGTCCGGATCTTCGATATCATTACCATCATCGTCCACAATCGGCTTACCGGCATTCGGATGTTTTTCAGTGTCCGAGGCATGCCGTGACTTTAGAACACCATACGCAAAATGTGCATCTTGTATGCCAAGCCTTGCTTTGGATTTGAGCTTTAGCTCACCCTTGAGGTAATTCAGATAGCCAGCACGAACCGATCCCTTCACCTCAGTTTCAGCAATCACATTTGCCCGTTCTTCTTCGTTCATTTCGGCAATACCGGACTCATGTGACTTTTTAAGCTTCACATAAAAGTACGGATCAATCGAATACAGAAAAGGCAGTTGAGCTTGCAAATGGGAATATATTTTGGGAATGGAAATCCATTCTTCTTCCGGAAATCCGGGATTTTGCTGACCCTCAAAATACGCCCTGCCCAAAGACACGCGAAACTTCTCATACCACTCATCGTGCGTTTCAAGCGCGACCTGAATGCGATGTTGCCATTCTTCCTGAAGATCAGTTGCCATTAAATAACCTCATCGAAATACCACCGCAACAAATCATAATGCCATCTCTGTCGCCGGTAGCGAACATCATAACCATATACCGGGTACTTAACGTATGCCAGATAGCCTGTATGCCCTTCAACGTGAGCAACCCCAAACCAGTACGGCAAATGACAAGCCGGATCATGTGGCATTGATATTGCAATAAGAAACTTCTTAATCAATTTCAGTTACCATTAGCGCACCCTGCCATACGCCTGAGACATTGAAATACCGTGTCGTTTGGCAAATTTCTTGGCCTTGATATAACGCGCTCTTTCAGCCTGAAAGCTGTGCGGATTGATGGACACGACATTCTTTGAGGTCATTGGTCTGGACATGCATGCATAACGAACATCGTCGTAAACATGATCTTCCTGGTCGGTGTCAACGTCATCCGGGTTCTTTTTGGATTCCTGCAGTAACGGGATTGTACGCCAAAAGTTACGGCAAGAGTTGGCAATCATCAGGTTAGCTTTTTGCGACATCACCTCACCAGTTTCAGGATCAGTCTCGATTTCCGGTTTCAAGCGTTTGTGAACCTGCTGCTTTCCGGCAATTCTGTCATTATCGGCTTTTTGAAAATACACGCCTTCATTGGCGAAATCTTCTTCAATGGTAGGCCCCCGTGCTTCCTGCTTTCGAAACTCCGGGTGCTTACCCCAGATCGATGGATCAGCAATTCGGCGCTTGATGGTTTCTCCGGCCTCCATTTCAATATTGAGAATACCTTTGGCAACCTCCCACGCCTGCAGTTTAAGGCCCTCATTCCAGCGTTCCGAATTGGCCCTGCCATCCCGATCTCGTTTGGATCCGTACCATTCACGATAACGATACATGATGCCGTCATAATCGACCGCGTACCAACCCACAGAAAAGGGCCGGGCAAAGCCCCAGTCAAACACAC